CTCCCACCACTCTCCGCTTTCACTCAAAGATGGTCGCGATGCGAACACACCTAAGAGTAACTGTGCACTCACACCGCTGGCTGCGATGAGAACGAAAGCGTTGTAACCCCCTTCCAACAATCAGAAAGGAGAAACCCACCTCAGCTTGGTGACGACGGCTGAGGGACGTCCTGAATGGACCAGGTGTTCAGAGTCCTGTATCATAGCAGGAGCACTGAGACACTTCAATAGGGCTGGCCAACCGTCAATGATGTTTCGGGTCGGCACAGCGAACAGTACATGGGCCCTTACCAAAGGCACATGCTGTTCAGGACACCAGCGGTCCCCCGAGGGGGGGAACACTGAAGCCCTACCTAGAGCAGCTGACGTTGACTCAACGATCGGAAAACGTCCCCTGAGTAAGGGAACAATTATCTCTTCGTCGAGCCACTTCGCGGTGCTCCACATACCAAGCCAGTAAACTTGGTTGCGGAACCCTACGAGGGCAGCCAGCCTGGATCCATCCTTCAATGAAGACGGGAAATCCTTCTTCAGACGAACGGGCGTAACATCCCATCCATCATAGAAATCCCCGCCACAAGACTCTCGGAACTTGCCGTTCCAGAAAGACTTGTCTCGGTTTACCCGAAAGCCATAGGCTTCCAGATAGGAGATCACTGAATCGACACAATCCACAGGGACAACGATATCGTCCCCATAGACGCGCACCTTACCACGGTAGCTCTGAATGAACTTCCGTGACAGAGGTACTCCAGCGGCATGAGCAATTCCCATAAAGGCGATAGCAAGAAACACCATCGCCTCCATTGGAAAGCATGTCGCCGAACCCATAGACGCGAACTTCGCTAACTTCGGAATAGAAACTCCGATGTTGCGAATCTCTGCTCTAGAAGACCGGGTGGCATCTACCGCGGCGTCAAGCCACGGATGACACTCCAGCATCTTCCGTACAAGCAGATGAGGAACACGGTCTGAGGCTTCCTTAAGATCTAAGGTTGCCAAACTACCGTCTCGAGATCCCTCGCGGGCCATGTCCTGATTCGGGACTTGGTCCGTGAACCCCAGAAAGCCGTTACAAAACGACCCGGGGTGCTCGAGTTCTCGTACCAGAGAGCCAAGAAGACCTTGCTGCATAAACATCATGCAGGTCGGCTCCTCAGCAATGATACGAGGGCTCCTCAGCGTTTTAGGTACATGAACGACCTTAACAGGCCGTTCCTGACCAGGTTCGAGAAAGACGACCGCACCAAGCGTGGTCGGCTGACCGTCGGCATCTCTGCCTTCGATCATGTCGAATTCGCTCCAGATTGGGAAGACATATTCCCCGAAGGGGAATACTTCTTCTAATCTGGTGGTCCAGTTCCACATGGTGAACTTCCTATTTCCTAGGAAGCCATCAGCGGTGGCGCCGGGCCCATGGTGAGGCTCTATCGCACCGTCGTAGACCTGTTGGTCTACTCGGGTGAATACATCGCGATAGAGAAGATTGGCAGCGTCCTGAAACTCAGAAAGGAGTCCCATAGGCGCTGAACTGACCCAATCTTTCACTTCCTGCTCACAATCCACGTACCCCCACATAGCGCGAGCGACCCTTGAGTTACTACAGGGGCGCTCGATCTTCGCATAGAGATTAGTCAAAAATCTCACCGCGAAAATGCAATCTACGCTAGGGTTCGTAGACAGAGTACCACTATCAACATCGAAGACCTGACTGAGGAAACCCGTCATGAAAACCGGGAGCCCTCGGCGCATCTTGAAACCCAAGAATGCGTCAGAGTCAATCTGACCTTCTTCAAGCCCTCTTTCGAAGGCTTTACCGAAGGCAGGAAGGGTGATCGTTAAGAACGACTCACCTTCGTCTTCAATGCGACGATGGACGGTTTTAATGTCCATCGTGGCGCTAGTGTGGCACCATGCGGCCAATTCATTGGCCGCAACACGCCAGAGACTACTGAGGCTTTTCACAATGCCATCCTTTCCGAATGGTCATTGATCCTGAGTCACAGTAAACTCACACGGCCGGGCCCCTTGCGGGACCCGGCCGACTGCTGGATTCGAACCCAGCAGAAGCGCTCAGAGTGATTAGCTCTGACCCTGGCAGAAAGCCAGGGCGTTGGCATGCGAACTGACGACAAGCCAGTCCGCAAGTGCAGCTACCGCCTTAACAGCGGTACTGGCGGCGACCACGCCGGCATCAGCCGGAGTGTCCAACACCAGGTAGCACTTGGTGCTCTGAGGAATGGAGAGGGTTGAACTGAACGGCGATGCAACAATGCCGTCCAGCGTGATCCTAGCCATCCTCCGAGTACGCTTGCCATAGGAATGGCTGATGTCTAGTCCAAGACCGAGGTTTGTATCGATCTCAGACCAGAACTTCCCGCTGTTAGGCCCCGAGGAAACCCGGGGC